TGATTGAGATTGAGAATTTCTATGATGATTATTTTGGACACAATCGTTTTGCGAATGCTCCAGATTATCAGAAGAAACGTAAGAATATTGAAACAGTAATCAGTGGTCGTAGTAAGATTTACGCTTTGATGAGTCGTTTCAACAGTAACAATAATTAGTAAATAGGTGGTTTGGTGAGAACTAGGAACAAACGAATCTGCGGAGTAGGTGTTAACGATGCGGATTACGAAGTAAATGTTAGTGAGAAAATAGATGGGAAGTGGGTTAAAGTGTTTCGTTGCCCTTACTATGAGAAATGGCGAAACATGGTAACTAGGTGTTATTCCAAGCAAAACACTTCTTATATTGACTGTACTGTTTGTGACGACTGGTTGTATTTCTCTAACTTTAAATCTTGGATGGAAAAACAAGATTGGGAAGGAAATTGTCTTGACAAAGATTTACTCGTAAAGGATAATAAGACATACTCACCAACTACTTGCTTGTTCGTTCCAGAAGAAGTTAATAAGTTTTTACAAGATGCTTTCAGTAATAAACGAAGCGGTGGAGTAAAAGGTTATTATTTTGACAAACGAAGGTCAAAATTTGTAGCACAATGTAGTGACCATACAACAGGCAAACTTAAACATTTAGGAATGTTTATCAATGAAGAAGATGCTCATGTCGCTTGGAAAAATTTCAAGTATCAACAAGCAATCCTATTGGCGAAAAACATTACTGATATTATAATAGCTGAAGCGTTGGTGAATAGATTTAAACCGTAGAACATTATCAAATACGAGAGTATTTTAATTTGTAAAGCAGCCTAATGGCTAATATTAATCAATATGAGGTAATTTAAGAATGGCTTATAAACCACAACAAAACAACCAATCTGAACGTAAACAAAACACTGGGATTGCACCTAACGGTGTAGCTTATAAGTATCCAGTGCCTGAAGGTGGAAACCAAGCAGCCCGTATCAGCTTGATTGTAAATATCGGTACACAGAAACGTTTTTATGAAGATAAAGACACTGGGGAAATCACAGAGAAAAAGCCAGCACAGCAGGTCGTAGTGTTTGCTGATTTAGTTGACCAAGTAGTTGACTACGGTGGAGACATCGGAGAAAAACAATATCGTCTGATGCTGAACAACAGCTTCAAAGGTGATGTTAAGGGTGTTGATTTCATCGGCATGCCTCCTCGCGATGCCGATGGTAATATTATCAGTGGTCGTGAGTGGACGTTTCATCCAACAAGTCTGCTGACTAAGATTGCTAAAGCAACTGGTTGTGACAATATTCTTGGTGTAGATCGTGATAACAATATGGATATTTACCAATTGTTAGGTAAAGCTTTCTATGCAGACGTTCAGGTGAATCGAACTGACTCTGGTAAAAAGACTGATAAAGGTGAACCAATCATCTACAATAACGTTAACTTCAAAGGTGCAAGTAAATTACCGATGGTCAAAGGTAAGCCGTTAGAAGTAGAAGATTTGCAAGTAGAACCACTGATTCTTGACCACAATAATGTAACAGAACAAACTGTTGTGTATTTACGTGGTAAAGTGTTGCAAATGATGAAGCTTGCCCCTGAGTACCAAGGTAGTAAGTTACAGAAGTTGGTGGAGACAGAGAACACTGCACCAAACGCAACAGGAAGCTCTACAAGCGCTTCTACTCCTGAAGCTAAGCCAACACAAGGCTCAGGTAAGAAAGCTGCTCAGAACGCTCCTGTGAGCGGTAATGACGACTTCGATGATGATATTCCGTTCTGATGTAAATGTTGTACGGGCTGTGTAAAAAGCAGCCCTTGTTTTAAAATGTAATACTCAAGGCAATAATGCCATTTTAATAAATTAAGGAGAGTTATATGTTCGGTAAATTATTCGGTAAGAAAGTCACTAAAACTTTAGACGCAGTTAAGAAATTCGAAAACAAAGATCTTGCTGAGGCTGCTATCGGCGCGGCAATGTTAATCGCATCAGCAGACGGTGAAGTTGAAGATTCTGAGCTGCAAACATTACAAGCTGTAGTTACATCAATGGATCAGTTCAAACATCATCAGTCTGAAATTGGTATCATGATTGACAAATATGCTCAGTTACTGAAAGCTGGCGCATTGATTGGTAAGATGAATATCATGCGTGAAATTGCTGATTGTCGTGGTAGTGAGCAAGAGATTGAAGATGTATTAGCTGTTGCTATCACAATCGCTGGTGCTGATGGGGAGTTCGAACCTGCTGAAGTTAAAGTGTTGAAAGAAATTGCTGTGAAACTTAACTTCCCAGCGTCACGTTTAGCTGATTTCGGCGTACCTGTATGAAACGAGTGATTCTATTCACTCTTGCTGCTGGAGTTGTGCTGGTGGATTTCACCAGCCGCTTCCTGTCAATTGCAGTAGATGGGGTATTCATGCTGAGTATTTGGTATATTGCAAACGAACTGGTTAAAAGTAATAAGGAGGGCTGATGACTAAGAAAACATTGAAAGAACATTTGATGTTGACACACGACATCACGGACCCAACAGATATTGATTCTTTTTGGGAACTGTTTGAATGGGACGGTGACGAAGTTTATGAAGGTGATTACGATGAACATCGTTGGTATGTCAATTCACAGGTTGTGATGAAATTCATTATCGATGGAGAAGAACGATTCTTCCAATATACAAGCTGTAACCCTAAAGGTGAAGATTCTTCACGAGAAGACTGTGGTTGGGAGAAGCCTGATTTGGATAACATTGATGAAGTTTATCCGAAAGAGGTGAAAACTACAATCTACGTAACAGCGAATCGTTTATAATTATAGGAGAAGAAATAATGTTACCAAGTACAAAAGAAGCTCGTGAAATTGTTCTAAAACGTATCAATGAAGCTGTTCAACTGAAACGTGAGCAGGATGGGATCAAGGAAGACTTGAAAGCTCTTGCTGAAGCATGTAAAGAACAATACGATATGAAGCCAGCAGAGTTCAATGCACTTGTAAAAGCTGCATATGACAAAGCTAAAGTAGAAGAACAGATTGAGAGTTTACAGACCAGCCTGTCGGAACTCGAGATCTTAACGAAGTAACAATTAGATTAATACAAGGGCTGGGAACAGAGATGTTCGCCAGCCTTAATTTTATGTAAAGAGGAGAGAAGATGAGTAAAGAAGACCAACACTTGCTACACTTATCTAACAAAGTACATCAATTAGAGCAGTTGTTAGATGCTTCAGAGAAAGAAAATAAACGTCTTAAGCGACTCCTTGCTGAATTGAGTTTTACAGCTAAAGGGTTTCTTAGTAAATTGGAGAGGATTTAAATGAAGCGAACTATTTTCTATATTAACAGATTAAGTGAGGTTACGGTAAACCCTTTTGATTTTGTCTCTGATGTGTGGGCAAACCAGCTCGACATTAGTAAGTTTATTGAGATACGTTTAAATATTCAGGATTACTTGAGACTGGGTGGTCATCCGAAGAACCCTTCTTACAGTGAGTATCGTATTAATTCACCAATCGACGGCTTTAAGGTGATGGGGATTACTTTCAAGTTTGACCCAGAAATATTTCATCCAGTAGTGGTTAATGGTGATTTTGAAATTAAGGTGGAAGGTTAATGAACAGACAGTTTCAACATAATGAGGTTTTGCTGATCCTAGACTCAGACGAAATCGCATACCAAGTAGCAGCAGCGTGTGAACAACGTGGTGTTGTAGCAACAAACACTACAAATGAAGCACAAGCAAACTTCAAGCATAAAACAGCATTCAAAGATTTTACAGCAGGATTAGAAGTTCCAGAAGGTCATTTTGTTCTGGAAGAAACACAGATTGCTGAAGATCCAAAGAATGCTTTCGCTACAGTGAAGGCTAAGATTAACAATTTGAAATCTAAGTTCAACACTGATAGAGTGGAGTTATATATCTCTGGTGAAGGTAACTTCCGTTTAGATATTCCAGCTCCTGTACGATACAAGTCAGGACGAAAAGAACAACTTCGACCACTACTGCTGGACCAAGTACGTGAATATTTGATTAAGTATCACAATGCTAAAACAGTGAATGGTAGAGAATCGGATGACCTATTAGTTCAGCGTATGTATGATGGTGCTAAATCGGGTGAAGTAATTGTAGCTGTAACAATCGACAAAGATGCGAGACAATG